TTTTCTTTCTCTTTGTCTTTTTTAGATTTAGGTTTGGATTGAAACATATACGGAGTTTTTGGAGGCCCTGCTCCACCATCAAGATTACCCGTCATAGAAGCCTCTTCCATTTCTTTACGTATTAATCTTCTGATAATTTCTTTAATCTTGTCGTTTGTGGACATTCTCTATCTCCTTGACCAATTCATAGTATCGCATTAAGGTTAAAACTTGTTTTTCTTCGATGACTATACCTTTTGTTAAGTTTTCTATCTGATTTACAGCCTCGTATAATTTAATTTTTGTCACCTTATCTTGTACTTTTGGTAGATGATATTGTAATACTTTCTTTACCCTACTAACCTCTTCATTTACAAACTGCCTCATTTGGTTTGTATTACTGATATTATTGATATAATTCTTTAATAAACCTCGTTGGGACTCATCAAGCTTCTTATATTTTTTATTAAACTTATCTACCAATATTTTATAGGTCAATAATCTTAAATCCTTATCTTTTTTAGAATATTCTTTTAATACTTTATCATTAACCTTATTTTTTTCCAAGTTATTATTGGTAATGTGTTCAAGCACAGTAAATTTCGAATTCATAACTTGTTCGGCATTATACTCATCTTGTGATGTTTCATTTTGAAACACATTATATATGGATGCTAATAATTTGTAATTAGGTATTCTACCATTGAAAAAATCTGTCGCATTGTATGCTTCATTTATTTTTTTGATTAGATTATATTTTTCTGTTCTGATTTTAGAATTAGATATTCTTTTTCTTGAATTAAGGACTATTTCAAGTATGGCATTTGCCTTACTTTCTGTTTGTGCTCTCTTTTCAGTTAAGAGCTTATATAATTGTAGCTCTTTACCTAATGATGTGTTTTGATTGAACGACTCTTTGACTATCTTTATCGCCTTTGAATCAACGCCGTTTAACACGTCTACAGTGATTTGTCTGGTTAATAATTCGTATAGAATACCAGTATTCTTTATTTTAGTGTGCTTTAATTTTTTGCCCATTACGAAAAGCTCCATTTAGTATATATATGGTTAATTATAAATATAAAGTAAAGTGATTTTATTCATTTGTTAACGAATCAACTTCTTGATTATATTCATTTTCAAGTTCATTTGTCTCAGTTAAAATCTTGACCTCATTATCTAATTTCATAGATTTTTTTAATCTATCAAAGTGTGCTAGTGCTAGAGTAGCATTTGGTTTCGTTGCATTCTTTCTATCAACATTACCCAAAGGGTCTCTACCTCTTGCGCTGAAATCCTTACCATATTTGGGTATTTCTTTTGGACGACCAGCCCCCTCGAAACCACCCTCTGGCGCTCCACCCTTATCATTCAACTCGTGGCCTGTTCTACCCATAGCCATATCAGATGGTGTACCTTGTGCTTCACCACTCTCTTGTGGGTCATTACCCTCATTTTCTATCTGAGAACGTCTAAATTTTTGTTTGAAGTCGTCTATGATACCTTTATCTTCACTTTTAATTTCTTCATCAGTAAAATTAAATATATTTTTATAAATCCACTCTGATGATAATAATCCATCTTGTATCATTGATGAAGCTAATCTTGTTTTAGAATCCCATAATTCTATCTTTTCTTGTTCATATATTGTAGACGGACTTGTTAGTTTTAAATCAAAATTAATTAAATCTGAATCTTGGTATCCTTGTGCGTATAAATGAACAATAGCTATCTTCGTCAATTCACTAATTGAAATCCTTTGTATTCTTTCGATTGTTCTAGCGAATCTAACATCTTCTGCTGCTAATGTCGCTTTGGAACCAACATTTTCTTCAAAACCCAAGAAAGCCTTAGGTATTCTTAATGATGATAATAGTTTATTTTTTAAATACTCTATATCCTCTGTAGCCTCATATGTTAAACCTGGTAAAGAATCAATGCTTGTACCACTATCACCACCACGTACAGGTAAGAAAAAGTCCTCTGTTATATTCTGCATATTGTAACGTAGGTTGTAATCACCAGTTGTCTCATCTATTATGGGGGTCTTTTTCATTTTATTAATAACTTGTTGCATATAGTTATCTACTTCAGCTGGTGGAATATTACCAATGTCTAATTTAAATACCCTTTTCTCTGGCGCTCTCATTATACGATGAATTAACATAGCATCTTCCATAAGGGTCAATTGTTTAAATATCTTTCTTGCACCCTCAATCTGAGATTTACCATAAGGTAGATAGTTAGAATCAGATAGTAACCTAAAGTGGGCTACTTGAAAGTTTTCTAATTCTTCTTTCATCGCTGAATCTTGTCTTTTATATCTCGAAGCTTGACTACTTGATTCAATTACGAATTTAACAAACTCAGGATTCTCCGGGTCTAACCCTTCTAATCTTGATACGTCATATACTGGTAAAGGAACAACATTTGTTATACCATATTTTTCATCAATCTCAAGTTTCAAAAAGAAATCACCATACTTACACATATTACGAATCCACGGCCATAGGTTAAATTCTATGTTGAGTATATCATAAAAAAGATTGTGTAGAATTTTTTTGATTTGGTCATTGTCAGAATTGATTGTTAGAACCTCACCATACTCTGATTTCATTGTGGATTCATCTGAGTAAATGTCCAAAGCAGAGGATATTATCGCATCCGCGTCCATAGCTTCATAATCTTGAAATAAATTCAATCTCATAGATTTTGTTGTTAATGAGTCCGAATACCCACTCATACCTGCACCTGCATATATTTTTTGATACCTATCTACCAAATTACTTCTTGAATATGCTTGTGTCCTACTGGTGTCTGCGACACGTAGTTTTTTTCCACCGACGTTTCTTACTATAACGTTAGTAGAAAATAATCTTTGTAATCTTCCAAATAAGCTTGTATCAGCCATTTTTTACCTCACTTAATTAACCAATCCAATGACTCTTGTTGTTTACCAACTTTCCACTCCCAAGAATCATTTTTTTGGATATCATTTGTATAAATACCTTTATGTGAATTTATACTTGTTATTGCTGTTTTTTGTAATTCTATTCCCTCTGCTCTTAATCGTAGCGCAGTCTCCCTTATCCAAAGTCCCATGGAGAAAGACATTACCAAGTCATCATTATATCCTCTCATCGCTTCGGCTCTATTTCCGTTATATATAAATACAAACAACTCGTCAATTAATCGCTGAGAATGGACTATCACAGATTTTTCTCTAAAAAACTCCTCCAACTTCGCTATTACTAAGGGTCTTGTTTTTGATGTCAAGGTAAAACCCGGCACTAAACCTTTTTCCATTCTATTGATTTTATTATTGACTTGTCTATGTACATCAACTACCTGTAAATCTTTACTCATGTAAAATAAGTTTTCATATCCTCTATCTATAACTTGTTGTATTGTTGCCCAACCAATATTGTTATTCTCAATCACGAGTAAAGCATTATTGTATTCGGTT